CATATGGATGCAGTTCTGTATGCAAATGAGATGAATGTTAATTGCCATTTGGACAGTAAGATGCAATATGATTTTTATATAAATAGTCTGAGATCTAAAAAAAGATTCTCCCCTTGGTTAAAAAAGGATTCTCTTAAGGACCTTGAGTTGGTTAAGCAATACTATGGATATAGTAATGAAAAAGCTAAGACTGCTCTAGGTTTGTTAACCAAAGAACAACTAAACTACATTGAGTCGAAGCTTAATACTGGAGGTAAAAAATGACTTCTAATGAAACTGAAGTGAAGTGGTCCGAAGAGGATATGATTGAAGTGGTTCTTAAGGAACCTGATGACTTCTTGAAGGTGCGTGAAACGCTAACCCGTATTGGAGTTGCTTCTCGAAAAGAAAAGAAACTGTACCAGTCTTGCCATATTCTTCACAAGAAAGGTAAGTACTATATTGTTCACTTTAAAGAACTGTTTGCTCTTGACAGGAAGGACACAAACTTTTCTTTAAACGATCTTCAAAGACGTAATCGTATCATTCAACTGCTTTCTGATTGGGGACTGATTACCCTAGTCAATGCTGAATCAATCACCGATGCTGCTCCCTTAAATCAAATTAAGGTTATCGCATATCGAGACAAGGCGGAATGGACCTTGGAGAGTAAGTATAATATCGGTAAGAAGAAAACTGCAGAATAAAAAAAGGGGGCCTATGCCCCCTTTAATTTTTGTTTTTATTTCTCAAGTAACTAATAATTTCGTCTCTGATTTCCATTAGTTCTGGAAAGCACTCTTGGATATGTGCATCTGTTCTTAGCATGTGATCTGGTTTGATTACACTTTCAATAAACAGACTTAATGCTTTTTGTCGTTTTTGGTCTTTACTTTCAATCACGTTGCCTCCAGTCTTCGGGTTTGTCTTCAGTGAAAAAGTCAATGATATCGTCTACAGTATTAAATCCACGAACACCTTTACCTTCGTGACCAATTCCACCAATGTCAAGTTGATTTAGAAAGTCATCCATATCACCTTCAACCATATCTGGATTCGCAGCAGTTCTTCTTGCCTGACGAAGCATAGTACCAGCGGTCCTATTTGCCTTAGCAAGTTTCTCTGCCCAAATCATATCTTCTAATTTTACTTCAGCACCCTGAACAATTCGTTCGCAGATATATTCAAGGCGAAGGCGATATTGGGTAGACAGCATACTAATATTCTCATAATTAAAATTATTTAGTGTGGATACGCATTGTGCAAACCCCAATAGATTCCATATCCAATTGTGCTGAAAATGATTAATGCTGAGATATATGTATTCATTCTTTTGTCTCCAAATATGCCAGACGTAAAATGTAGTAAAGGATATATGCTGTGCCAGACAATCCAATACCCATTATGATGAATACTCCCCAAGGTAATTGACTCATATCTATTCTTCGAACGCCATTAGAATATAACCTTCCTTCCTATGGTAATCTAGATGTGCCTTACCCCATGGAATTCTTCTCCATTCAGTAGACCCATCATGCTTTAGTAACAAGATTCTGAGGTATCTCATTCGGTTTACTACCAATAGAGGTTCGGATAGCAGGAATTTATACTCATCGATATTTATGGTATAAATACCTGTGTAGATGCCTAATGGGTCTGCATTTCCTAACACTCGCTTTTAAAGGAGAAGTAAAATGATCACTGCCGAAACATTTTGGAAAGAATACGCACCACACACTGTAGGTCTGGATGAAGTTTTCCATCGACTAGAATCTATGTCTGGAAACAACGTCAATTACCCACCCTACAATTTAATCAAACATGACACAAGTAATTTCTCTATTGAAATTGCTCTCGCAGGATTTAAGCCATCGGAGATCGAAGTCGCTACAGAACAGAACGTTCTCAGAGTTACCTCCAAAGTTGAGAAACGAGATTCTGAACGAACATATCTCCACAAAGGACTTTCGAAACGCTCATTCATAAGAACTTGGCAACTATCTGAAGATGTTGAAATCTCAGATGTTAAATTTGAAGATGGACTTCTTACAATTGATCTGACTAGAATTATCCCAGAAAAGCAACAAAGAAAAGTCTACGAAATCTCTTCACCAGAAAAGCAACTGCTAACTGAGTGATATAAATAGATGAAACAGAATAAAGGGAGAAGGGCTTGACCTCTCCCTTTTTTGTTTGTATAATGGAGGAAACATGCAGTTTTATTTTAATTTGAACCCTCCCCAATATGATGGGGAATCTGATCTGGTGACTATTGAAGCACCAGTACATGTGATGGATGTTTTAATGACCTATGCTAAATCTGTTTCGGATGCAAAAAATATCCAACAGAACAAGGCATTGAACGAATTAATTAACGAATCAGTAAACATTATTTTGAGCAAGAGTTATGAGCGTAAGAATCGCAAGACTAAGAAGCGGTGAAGACATTATCGCTGGACTAAAAGAAGTACTAACAAAAGAAACAGAGCAAGTTGCAGCAATCCAGTGTGAAGATCCATATGCAGTCGCATTGGTTGAAGACACTGAATCTATGTTTGAGCGTAGTGGAAATCCAATTCGGATGAGTAATCCAAAAGTTCATATGGTTTCTTGGGTACCTCTATCTGCAAACAGGGTCATTTATCTTGATCCCAATGAAATTATTTGTGTGTATGATCCTCACACACAAGTCCTAGAACAATACAGTAAAATTTTGGAGGCTATGAATGGAGCAGGAAATGATGGAGATGGAGACAGTGGACGTGGAGAGTCTCCAGTCGATAGTGAAGATTCTTCTACTGAGGGATCGTGATGAGTATCTGGTTGGTAAAGTGACTGAACTAGATGAAGAACCTGCAATTTTAATTGAGAAGTGTTATCGTATTCTTGACTGTGGTGAGTATGGTGAGGATCTTGAAGAGTTGGTACAACGTGCTAAATCTAAAGGTGAACACCTTCTAATCTCCCAGGAAGAGGAAACATTTAACGGGAAAACCAGTTGGAGTTACGAGTATATCATTCTCGAAAAGTATCCTAAGTATTGTTCTCAACGAGATCTCTTCTTGACAAGCGACTCGATTTTGACTATACTGGATCCAGAACAGGGCGTTCTGGACCTTTACGAGAAAATCTCAGGATGAAGTTTTATACCAACGTTGAACAGGTAGGTGACGACATTCTCTATCGTGGATATGATCATGGCGATCGTGTTCAGTTTAGGGAAAAGTTTTCACCTACCCTTTTTGTTGCTTCCCCCCAGGAGTCAAAATATAAGACTCTTGATGGACAGCACGTTAAACCGATTAAGTTTGCTGGACCCCGTGATGCTAGGGAGTTCATGCAGAAGTATGAGAATGTGCAGAACTTTGATGTCTACGGATATGAACGTTTCGTATATCAGTACATCTCTGATCAACATCCTGATGAAGTAGATTACGATTTCAAGAAACTTGAGATCTATACGATTGACATTGAAGTTGCTTCTGAGAATGGATTTCCTGATGTCCAAAGTGCTGCAGAGGAAATCCTTTGTATCACAATCAAGAACCTGAATACTAAGAAAGTTGATACGTGGTTGACTCGGGAGTTTGATGCTCCTGCAGGAATCAATGTTCATTTGCTTGATAATGAGTCTGCAATGATGCGTGACTTTATTGAGTGGTGGGCAAAGAATACTCCTGATATCGTGACTGGATGGAACTGCTATTTTTACGACATCCCTTATATCTGCCGTAGGGTAGATCGTATTCTCAGTGAGAAGTGGGTAAAGGCTCTTTCTCCATGGAATAAAGTTTCCGAAAAGGAGATTGTGGTTAAAGGTAGGACTAACCTTGCCTACAATATTATGGGTGTATCTTGTCTGGATTATCTGGATCTCTATAAGAAGTTCACTTACACCAACCAGGAATCTTATCGTCTGGATCACATTGCTTTTGTGGAACTGAACCAGCGCAAGTTGGATCACAGTGAGTATGATACCTTTCGTGAGTTCTATACTTATGGTTGGCAGAAGTTTGTAGAGTACAACATCTTCGACGTAGAACTTGTTGACCGTCTGGAAGACAAGATGAAACTGATTGAACTTGCTGCCACTATGGCATATGACGCAAAAGTGAACTTTGAGGATGTATACTCTCAGGTTCGTATGTGGGATACTTTGATCTTCAACTTCCTCAAGAGGGACGATATTGTTGTTCCTCCTAAGAAAGGAAGTAGGAAGGATGATAAGTATGCAGGTGCTTATGTAAAAGAACCTATTCCTGGTCTTTACGAATGGGTAGTGAGTTTTGACTTGAACTCCCTGTATCCTCACCTGATCATGCAGTACAACATCAGTCCTGAGACCCTGCAGGACCACAGACACCCCTCTGTGACCGTAGACCGCCTCCTAGCGCAGCAGATTGATCTGAGCACCCTCCAGGGCGAGACGGTGTGCGCTAACGGTGCCATGTACCGCACAGACCATCAGGGGTTCCTCCCCAAGATGATGCAGCGTATTTACGATGACCGTACCATCTACAAAAAGAAGATGCTTGCGGCTAAATCTGAGTATGAGAAGAATCCAACTGAGAAGTTGGAGAATGATATTGCT